CGCCAGGATTGGTTCAATGCTGCTATAGACGCGCATGTGAAGTTAGGATTTAAGCCAACCGGCGCCAAGGTTGTGTCATTCGACCCAGCCGACACCGGCAACGACGCCAAAGCAATCACCTATCGCCGGGGATCAGTCATCCTCGATGCGCGCCAGACAAAAGACGGGGATTTCCACACTGCCACCCTTTGGGCGTGCGATTTTGCCCGCGATATTCAAGCCGATCATTTTGTGTGGGACGGCGGCGGCATGGGTGCAACGCTGCGCAATGAAATCACCAGGCAATTGGCCGGCACGCGCATTGAAGTGTCGATGTTCAACGGTGCTTCTGGTGTTCGCGCTCCTGAGGCGGTTTACTCGTTTGAGAATAAGGGCGTGCCAATTCAGAACAGCAAGCCAAACAAAGACGTGTTTTACAACCTGCGGGCCCAGAAGTACTGGGAGTTGCGCGACCGCTTCTATGCAACTTACAGAGCGGTTGTTCACGGCGAATTAACCGACCCCGACAAACTAATCAGCATCAGCTCCACCATTGAAGATTTAGACCTCCTGCGCGCGGAAATGTGCCGGATTCCACGAGACAGAGAAAACAACGGCAAAATCAAGATCATGGGCAAGGATAAAATGCGTGAGAAAAAGCTAAAAAGCCCGAACATGGCTGATTCAACTATGATGAGTCTTGACATTCCAGATATAATGAGAGCAAGAGCGCCAACTGCGGCCCCTCGCCCAATTCAGAGATTCCCGACGCGATGAAAAATGAAAAGCTGCTAAAAGAGCTAAAGGAAGACTTCGAGGCGGACAAAGCGTACAACAGCGACACGCGCCAAGAGGCCCAGGACCTACTGCACTTTTACTACATCAGTCACTACACAGAAGAGTGGCGAAATTCATTGCCGCTCAAGTTCCAGGGCCAGTTCGACAATATCAAAAAGGCCGGGCGGAAAATAATTTCCGACCTGAGCAGCCAGGATATACAAGCAGACTTCGCGCCGAAAGATGGCACCGACCCCAGCCTGTCAAATGTAATGGATCGCCTATTCAGAACTGACGCACGCAAAAACTCATCCGTTGAGGCCTTTTACAACGCAACTATTGAGCAGGTGCCATGCGGGATTGGCGGTTGGCGTTTAGTCAACGAGTGGGAGTCGGACAAGATTGGTGACCGAAACCAGTCCATTAACCGCATCCCAATCCATGAATTTAACTCATGCGTGTTTTTTGATTCGTCTGCCCGCATGCAAGACAAAAGCGACGCTAAACGGTGCCACATTGTCAGCGGGTACAGCTGCGAGGATTACGAAGACCTGCGCGAAGAGCTGACCGGTGAAGATGACGAGGACGAAGAAAGCGAGTCTAAAACCGGCCCATCGCCGGTCACCAGCTACGGCACAAACGTTAACAATGGCAAGGACGTTTACATCATTGAGAGCTACTACCGCGAGAAGGTTAACCAAGCGGTTGAGTTCTACCGAGACGAAGAAGGCAAGGTTTACGCTTACGAAAAGGCCGAGGCCAAAAAATTCGCGGCCACCCTGGCTGAAGAAGGCAAGGTTTATTTCGACCGCAAAACTATCAAAACTTGGAAGGTCAAGAAATACACCTGGACTGATACCGAGATTTTAAAAGAGGGTTACATTGCTGGACCAAATATTCCCGTGGTGCCACAGTACGGCGAGCGCGTTTATGTGGATGGCATTGAGCATTACGAGGGCATTACCCGTGGCGCCAAAGATGCCGCCCGCTTGCGCGATTTTATGTACTCCTACATGGCCGACATTGCCACCAGTTCTCCGCGTGAAACACCGATATTTTTTGCCGAGCAGATAGAAGGTCTGGAGTGGCAGTATCAAGAAAACGGGGTTGACGGTGCGCTACCGTACAGAACTATGAACCGGGTTGCGGCAGATGGCACTCCATTGCCTTTGGGCCCAATCGCTACGCTACCACCACCACAATTGCCGCCTGCGCTTATAGGCGCTATGCAGGGCATTAACGAGAGCCTGAGCGAGTCAACCTCAAGCGGGGCGCCTAACTCTATTGCTGACGTGTCGATGAGCGGTACTGCGGTAAGCCAAGTTAGGGCCATGCTTGATGAGAATTCAATCATCTTCCGCAACGGGGCCAAGATTGCCAAACGCCGCGACGCTGAAATCTGGCTGGGGATGGCTACTGAGGTTTACGGCGTTAAGCGTAAGGTTACGCTGACGAACAAAGACGGCACAACCACCGAAGAGTGGCTACAGGAGACAGAATACGACCTGGAAACCGGCGAAGAACGCGTGCTGAACAATTTGGCAGAGGCCAGCTTTGACCTGGCGGTAGATATCGGTGAATCATTCGGCAGCCAGCGCCAACAATCTCGCCAAGAAATCGGCAACCTTTTGCAATCGCTGCAACCTGGCACCAGTGAATACATGATGTTGTTGCACAAATACCTGGAGCTGACCGACGGCGAAGCAACGAGCGACATCCGCAAGTACTCACACAAACAGCTTTTATTGATGGGAGTGCGAGAAGCAGAGACCGAGGAAGATATTGCAGCGCTGGAAGAGGCTAAGGCAGAACAAGGCCAACAAGCCGACCCAGCACTTGAGTTAGCCAAGGCCGAGCAGATGAAAGCCCAGAACGGAGCCGAGAAGCTGAAAATCGACATGTACAACGCGCAGACTAACCGCATGAAGATTCAGCAAGACGGCGCGAAAATAGAGGCCGACATTGAAAATATGCACACTAAAACTGCGGGCAATCACATTGATAATGTGCAGAAGGCTTATGGGGGGCGGGCTAATTAGTCAGCCATATTCTTCCAGACAGTAATGGCTTTTTCTTCTGGGCTAATTCACCTAGATTATTCTTGAATTATCGCCAGCACAAAAAGTTTTTTCAAAGCATTCGTCGCAGGTTCTTTCCCCTGTGTGAGCGTTAGTAACATTATTTACATTACCGCACTTACATAAATCGACGTTTTTATTGTCTTCCAATTCATAAAGCATTTTGGTCATTTCTTTTGCAACTGCTGAAAGTGTAGTTATTTTTGGCATCTGTTTTGTCCTGATTAATCTTTTTTTGCGTTGATGGATGAATTTTTAATGTTGTAGCTGTTTTGTGCGAGACTCCGCCAATTATTATATTTTTTCTTTTTTTGCGTAAGGCAGGCTCTAACCGTTCAGAAATATAGCAGGTTGGAGTTTCGCCTACTTCTTGCCATTCTTTATCTACCAGCTTAATGCGCCTTAGCAGATCTCCAGAAGAAGACATGATCCCAAAAACAGTTGATTCACTCATCGTTCTTCTCCGCATGCTCTCTGGCTTTCCGTTCGCACTCTTCAAAGGTTTCGTAAAATCCTCTGCCCTCCATTTTGTAGTTAGTCCATCTGAAAATAGGCGCGCTAAAATCGTGCTTTGAGTCAGTTATGATTGCATATCCTGGAAGGCCGTCTATTGGTTTCCACTTTAGACCAAACTTGTTAAGCGCAAAACCCATGTCTAATATCTTTTTAGCCTTGTTGTTTTGATCGTCATCATCGCTCAGGTTTACGAATGCAGTAGCAGTCTTGGCCGATCCACGGATGCCTGGCTCATGACTAAAACAAGCCTCGCGCTTGCGGTAGGTTAGCTGAAAAACTCCATCAGGGTACTGGGCGTGATTAATTATCACGTTGCAGCCGTTGTAAGAGTCTCGGAATACTTTTAAGGGCTGGCGCACAAACGATTGAGAGGTGTAGGTTTTCTTTTCCATGGTTATGCCTTTCTTATGATTTCGTTAATATCTTTCCGCGTAGAGAGGAGCAAAATTCTCATCGCCTAACTTGTCTTGATAAATTGTTGTATCTGAAAAGTCTAGGAGGTAGAAATATCCAACCGGCTCCTGCTTCCGCGCCGCCTCAAGCTCAGCCTTTAGCGCCTCAAGCTCGGCGCGCAAATCGTCACGCTGACGCTCAACAGCTGCCCCACACTGAATGGCTTTGTGCCACTTGCCCTGCCAACCGTTGGCAAGCTCAGCATCAAGCCTTGCCTGGATATCGTCTCTCTCCGCCTTTAGCGCGTCTCGCTCGGCCTCCAAAGCCATAATTTCGTTGGTGAGCTTTTCGTTAATGTCGCGCTGGGCGTTGATTTCTTCGTAGCCCTGCATGGCAAGCTCGCGAGCCATTTGCGCCATGCTTACATGTTGGAACGCCTTCTTCTTTTCCAGGCCGCGAATAAGAAGCGCCATTCCATTCGCTTGTTTAAGCAAAAACTCATATGTTTTTTCTGGCGTAAATTCAAACTGTGACATTTTTCACCTCGCGTTTTATTTCCGGCATTGGCATCCAGCCTTTTGGAGCCTTTTCGTGATCGTTTTCAAACCAAGTATCATTAAACGCACCTATGTCGCCAG